CCACGCCCAGTACATCGCATCGTGGCTCAAGGCACTCAAGAACGACAAGCGCCTGATCGTCCGCGCCGCCAGCGCCGCGAGCAAGGCCGCCGAGTACCTGCACAGCCTGCAGGCCGATTCACCCGCCGCGACTCAGGTCGCGGCGTAATTGGGAGAGCTCAGATGAATGCCGACATAAAGAAGATTATCTTAAACTGCGTTGCCGAGTGCCCGCGCGACTTCGTCAAAGAATTCGACGGTCCCGACATCTGGCCGAGTGACACGGCTCTTGCGTGGGTCGCGGAGGTTCTCGTCAATTCGCCCGTCGGAGCTGAGTACGTCTACGACACGCTCAACGGCGACGACGACTACGCCGTCGCTGCCGGGATGGCGGCACTTGCTGCGCCGTCCACGGACCTCGCGGCTCCCCAGTTGCTGCGGAAGATGTTGCTCGGCCGGGTTCTTACAGAGCTCGATCAGCTCAGGGATGATGTCATAGAAATTTATCGACGAGGGTGGTGAATAATAGTTGACAGTCGTTAGCGGTAGCCTTCATACTTCGCACTAAGTCGGGGATCGGCCCCGCCTCACATACAGGATACAGACATGAGCACATTCACTTTTGACTTTTCTGCCCTTGAGACCCCGATCGATCAGATCGAAGTTTCGACCGCATCTGGCCCTTACGCCAAGACCCAGCAGTATCCCTGCGCCCACTGTGGCGGCACTGGGAAGTACCAAGGGGTCCGCCGCCATCAGGAGCGGTCGGACTGCTTTGCCTGCAACGGCAAGGGCTACTTCCTGACCTCTGAGGCCAACCGCAAGAAGGCCCGCGCCCAGCGCATTGAGCGCAAGTCCCGCAAGGAGGCCAACAACGCTGCAACAGCCAAGGCGCAGATCGTCGCGGCTATCGGCGAAGCCGGTTACCAGTGGCTGGTTGCAGCGACTTGGTCCAGCTTCTATCAAGACCTGCTCGGCAAGGCCGTCAAGTACGGCGAGCTGTCCGAAAAGCAGTTGGCGTGCATCGTCAACGGCTACGCTAAGCAGCAGGTGCGCGACGCCGAGCGCAATGCAGCACGCGCCGAGCGCGAAGCCAACGCCCCGGTGATCGACCTCACCCGCATCGGCGAGCTGTTTGCCTCCGCCCAGAGCAACGGCCTGAAGAAGCCTGCACTAGTCATCAACGGCCTGCGCGTGTCGCTGGCCCCAGCCAACGGCAAAAACGCCGGCTGCCTGTACGTCAAAGATGGCGGGGAGTACGCCGGCAAGATCAGCCCAGAGGGCAAGTTCTTCGCTATCCGCGAAGCGCGCGCCGAGATCGCTCAGGAGCTGCAGGCACTGGCAGCGGACCCTCTAGCTGCGCTCACGGCCCACGGCCACAACACTGGCCAGTGTAGCTGCTGCAGCAGGCTGCTGACCAACGAGGAGTCTGTGCGCCTTGGTATCGGCCCCATCTGCCGAGCACGGTGGGGGCTGTAATGAAGCAGCTTATTTTCACGGCGGCCCTAGTGGCCGCCCTTGGTTGGGCAGGCAACGATGACGTGGCACGCGCCACGGACCACGAGTCAGCCTATTGCGAAATGGTTAATCTGTGGGCAACAACGGGGGGCGAGCAGGGCTGGCCTCCCTACAACCCATCAATTGTTTGTGAGGAAAAATAATGCCAGCGGTTAAGAAAGTCTACCGAACGATAGTTGTCGAAGAAGGTATCCCGATACCTTACTTGACTTCCCGTTCCACTAAGTGGCCCTTCGCTCATATGGAGCCGGGCCAGAGCGCACACTTTGAGAATGAGGACAGCGGCGGCAGGCCGTACAAGGCGGCTATGGCTGTTGGTCTCAGAAGGGGTTGGAAATTTGTGGCACGCCGTGAAGGCAGCGGCATCAGAATATGGAGAGTAGAATAATGAAAGCAAATGTAAGCGAGCTGGTCGAAGACTTGAACGAAATCACAAAGCGACACAACGTGAAGCGCCGCGAGCTGATGAACGAACATCTGAAACTTGTAAAGAGCTTCGATGAGATAGCGGTTCTTTTGGCACTCAAGGGGGCCATCGACGATCCTGCGGCGACGGCTGATAAATTGCTAGGCATTGTCACTCGTGCTCGGCAAGAGATTGCAGACCTCTGCTTTGCGGGTATTGAACAATGACAGACTATCGCATTCGCGCAAGAACAGGCACGCTAGGCAATCTGATCACCTACGGGATCGATCTGACAAACATCACCTCGAATTATGAAGTGGGTGGCGGGCCGAGCCGCTGGGCCGTGTTGAATAAAAAAACTTACAGGCGGCTGCCGTTCGCTGCCTTTTTTTCAGACGGTGAAAAAAAGCTGCACCAGTACAACCTGCTCGCGCACTACGTGCGCCGGGTACTTCCCCAACTCCCGATGGATGAGGTCGTGAGCTATCGCGGCGCAAAGACGCTTAAGGAAATCCTCATCGGCGACAAGCGCTATCTGGCCGACGGGCAAAAGATAAAAGTTTTACGGGCTGATGAAAAAGACATGGATGAAGAGGACTAACACTGTGTTGATCAAATGCTCGGCCGACTTTATACACGTAATTGAACAGGACCCTGTGCGTCCGCTGAATTTTATCGGCGGCCCCCTCAGGCGCTTTGAAGAGCCCTTCGAAGTGTACGCTCTGATCGATAAGCAGGGCTTCGGTGTTGTGACGCACGCGGTGGTGTGCGTTGCTTACACGTGGTTTGTACCCGAGACAGAGGAGGACCTTCTCGAAGCGGCGAAGGACCCTCAGCGCGGCGACATCGTCGTGCCGTATTCGCTATGGTCGAATCAAAAGGGTGCCGGGAGAAAACTGATCAACTCGCTGCTGCATGCGCTCAAGGGGCAGCACAGGGTTGTCACGATGTCACCCAAGACTGAGCAGGCTGCTCGCTTTCATTTGGGCAACGGCGCCCGGCTTTTGCAAGAAAACGAGTTTTCAAATAACTTCGAATATGACACGGGGGTAGCTGATGGCAAAGATAATTATTGAACTGGAAGGCGAAGAGGCTTATGACACGATCGAGCGCTTTCGCGAGATGGAAGCGCTTTTCGCACGCGTCGAGTGGCTCGAGGAGCAAATCGAACAGCTCGTTGGCGACGGCGAATCGGAGGGCTAACATGCAGCATCCTCAAGAATTAGTTGACGCAATACGGCAGGAGTGGATGGACAGCGACGTGTCGCTCAAGCAGCTCTCGCGCAAACACAATGTCCCGATCGACACGCTGAAGGACTGGTGCATGCGCGGCAAACGTCTACGCAAGGCGCCTTCCAAGTCAGTCGGGGCAAGGCTAGCGAAGGCAGCGCCGAGCGCATTCGGTACGCAGGTCGGCGGCACTCACTATCAGCACTTGGCAATTCAGCCGAACGAATATATCACAAAGAACAACCTCGGCTGGAACGAAGCGAATGTGGTGAAGTACATCACTCGCTGGCGCTCGAAGGGGGGCATCGAGGACCTCCGCAAGGCACGGCACTACTTAGACATGCTGATTGAGATGGCCTGTAGTGGCCCTGTAGAGAGCTCTACGGCTCCAGCAGGGGTGCCCCCTGTGGGTGAGTACGAGGACAGGCTGTGAGGGCTCAGGGGCCTTGTGGCGCGTCTCAGTGCTCAGGGGGCGAGGATCAGGGCTCATGGCTCAGGGACCACGGGACTGGTGGGATTTTAGCCGGTTACACCGGGTTACACCCGTTTCGGCCCTTTAACATTGTTTCATGGTTTTTTTTCGTTTTTTTTTGTTTCATGCGTAAAACAATGAGAGGTGTAACCAAATCACGTAAGTGTATGTTTTTTATTGATTTTAGTGGTTACAGATGAGGTTACACTTTAAGTCCTACAGACGTAACCGGTGTAACTTTTTTTGAAAAACATACGAAACGTACCCCAACATTTCAATTTGTTGATATATATAAAATTTTCCATGAAACAATTATAAAAGAACTGTAACTTTCCCACTGTCTTAACGAAGTTAGTGGGGTAACACTTGAGGTAACACATGCTTGAAAGTGAAAAAACAGACGTAACCCGGTGTAACCGCTCGATCGTTCCGCGCAGGCACAGCTTGAGACGCTGGGCGACAGGTCGCCCGCAATATCCGTTCGCCGCGATGATTGTCGGGGATTTCTTCGTGATCGATAGTGAAGAGGGCGCGGTGAAGGCACGTAACGCTCTTGCGACGTTCTATCGCAAGACAACGGGCAGAAAATTCAACGTCCTGAAGACCGACAATTTTTGGACCTGCACGAGGATCAAGTGATGGCGAGTAAAAACATCAAAGACATTTTCAACGAGAGCCCTTTTGAAACTGACAATCGCAAGAAGCGTTCACTGCAGACGCGCTTGCAGGTGGATGTCGGGACACTCGAGGAACAGTCGAAGACTGTTTCTCCCAAGCATTGGAAGTTCATTCAAGAGCTCGTGGACGGCGAGGGCAAGCAGTCGCTCAAACAAGCAGCGATAGCTGCAGGCTATCCTGCCGAGAAGGCCTCAAAGATTGCGAACGAGTTGACCGATCCACGCCGAAATCCACAAATTGTCGCTGCAATTCAGCAGTATCGCAGGGAGGTGGCTGAAAAGTACGGCACTACTATCGACAGGCATTTACGTGATTTACAACACATTCGAGATCAAGCTCTGGCTGCCGGCAACTACGGCGCCGCTGTAAGCGCAGAGTATCGCCGAGGGCAGGCACTGGGCACGATCTACGTCGATCGTAAAGAAATCAGGCACGGCACCATCGACAGCATGAGTGCAGATGAGGTGAGGCGCAAGCTCGAGGAAATCAAAGCCATGTACGGCGGCCCGCCACCGCAGGCGATCATCGACGTGACGCCAGAGCAGTTGGTCAGGTCGCTCACGCCGCTCGAGGAGTTCGAGGATGATGGCGAGCTGGCGCCCGACGAGCCCGACGAGCCCGATGACCCGCTTGCGGGTCAGGTCCAGATTGATAACGACGTGCCGTTACCCGCAGATGTCCGCACAAGGTCCTGAAGCTAAACTTTATCAGCGAGTGAAGCGGGGCTTGACTCCGCACGGCGTGCTGCTGACGCGTCTCGAAAATCGCGTTGGGTTGGGCCTGCCAGACTGCCTCCTCGCTCTGCCGGGCAAAGGCTTTGTCCTCGTCGAGCTGAAAGTGGTGACAGCCGGGAATAAAGTTCGCCTGAGCCCTCACCAGATAGCTTTTCAGCTACGACACGCTCAGATAGGTAGTCCGGTATGGGTTATGGTAGAACATCGCCCTACGGCCACTATAAGGCTCTACAGAGGGGATCAGGTTGAGGGCCTGCATGAAAATGGGGTCCTGAAAACGAAACCAGCGGCACAATGGCCGCTGGCGTCGGTGGAGTGGGGCATAATCTACGGTTTTTTGTCCTGCGCGGCGCAGATGGCGCCTGCTTTAACGCAGGGGTAGATGAGGGTGTTTCTGAACTGGCCGGGCTTCACTTCGCCAAAATAGCCTTGCCAAAACCTATGGTGCAGGCTGCTGCCCCTGTGAGGGGCGTCAGGCGTCCCCAAAATGCCTTTGCGGTAATTCGCGACCATCAAATTAATCTTGTCAGTTGTCTCGGGCATCGTCTCATTCCCAATGATGGCCCCCGAAGGGGCCGGTTATTATTTTCGTACCCAAACTGTCTTCTTGACAAAGGCAGTTATGCCAGTGCTAACCGATATTTGTTTGTGAGTCTCGTTTTTCTTCTCCCAGAAAGCATCCCTGTCGGCTTCTGCGGCCTGTAAGAGCTGCTCCCCACTTGATTTTTTGCCATTGAGATAGAAGGTTAAATATCCATCGTATTTTTTTGCTTCTTCGGAAAGACAATAGAGCATGACGTTAATAACATTGTTAAAGTCGCTTGGCTTGAATTTGCAACTTAAGGCGTCTGGATAAGTGTTGACGATCTCATATTTATACATTGTCTTATCTCCAGTAATGGCCCCCGAAGGGGCCGTATTGATTAGAGTTAGAAACCGTAGGTGCAGAAGTGGCCCTTCTGCAGGCAGTGCTGAAGGGCATCCTGCCCAATGAAGACGATGTGATATCGGCCTTCATTAACCGCCATGACCCACTTAAATTGTTCTAAGGCAGCCGGATCGGCCGCCTTGATGGCGTTTTGTGGGCTCACGTAAGTCTTGCAGCCTTTAGTGTCGCTGAATAATTGCATGTCTGTCTCCTGTATGGGCGGGGCGAATCCCCGACTTACAACGAAGTATGAACAAGCCAAATACAGGCGTCAACTACTTTCAACTACTTTTCTACATTCAACGAGACAATTTTACCCGGCACTGGCTGGGCCTCTCCGCTCTTCTCTTAAGAGCCCAAGTCCGTCGCTGTTTGCCAAACCGGGAAAGGAGGGGCGGCCGGGCCGGCCCCCGGCGCGCGCGGCGGGCGCCGAGCGAGCGCTCGCTTGATGGCCCCTGAGCCGTGGTCCGTGGCCCCCGGCTAGTGGTCCAAGACACAACATGTAGTGTTTGCCGGGTCGCCGGGCAGCGCGTTTTAGCTAAGTGCTTGATTTCCCTCGAATCACTATTTCCGGTAATAATAATTACCGGAAATAGCAGGGCCCTCGAGCCGCGAACCGTGGGCCCTGAGCGGGGTCTATCGAGCGCTCGCTCGGCAATGGTGGGCCTCGGGCCGTGGCCCGTGGGCCGGGGCGCAGGAAACCTGAGGCATATCAACGGGTTACGGGTCCCTTGGCGCCGATTTGGTTCATCGATCGAACGCTCGCTCGACGCGGGCATCGATCGAGCGCCCGCTCGGTGGCGGCCGCAGCTTTAGCCCGATTTTGCACAAATAATTATGGCCAAAACGAAAATGGGGTTAGGGTTTCACGTGGAACCCTCTTGAAAAAGGCCCCCTTTAGTTTGAAAATTGAATTGGCCAAAAATTTTTATAAACTTGAAACGAAACGGACTACTGTGGAAGAGACAGAGATTTCGCGAGCAGAGCTGCTACTAGCCATAGTGAAATATTCTCGTGGCAGGTATACTCCAGATGAAGTAATTGAACTCATAGCCCTGTTAGAGGCCTATGCCGAAGCGGACAACAAGAAGGACGCCACTGTCCTTAGTATTGTTAAGAAAGAAGAATAGGCTCGCATGCAACCAACTAAACTGCCGTCGGACGTTGAAGCAGAACGCCTTCGATTAGAACTACGGCTTGCTTTACTCGAAGCTCAAGAAAAGGCTGGCGATTCATTCCTGAACTTCGCCAAATACGTCTGGCCAGAAGCAATCTTGTCTAGCCACCACGAAAAGATGGCCTCTGCTTTTGATCGGATAGCTAAGGGAACCCTGAAGCGTCTGATCATCAACATGCCTCCCCGACATACAAAGTCAGAATTTGCGTCTTATCTGCTGCCAGCCTACTGCATGGGCCGTAACCCGCGAACCAAGATTATTCAGGCTACCCACACGGGAGAGCTGGCGGTTCGCTTTGGCCGGAAGGTACGTAACCTGATGGAGTTAGACAGATATGGGGAAGTTTTTCCTGATTCACGGCTCAAGGCTGACAGCAAGGCAGCCGGCCGGTGGGACACGAATCACGGTGGTGAGTATTTTGCGGTGGGCGTTGGTGGTGCTATGACAGGTCGCGGTGCTGACCTTCTGATCATCGACGATCCGCATTCGGAGCAGGACGCGCAATCGCAACTGGCGTTGGACAATGCGTGGGAGTGGTATACCTCTGGCCCACGCTCTCGACTGCAGCCGGGTGGTGCGGTGGTTATTGTAATGACGCGGTGGGGGACGAAGGACCTGACGGCGCGACTGCTTAAGGCGCAAACTAGCCACAACGCAGACCAGTGGGAAGTAATTGAGTTCCCGGCAATCTTTAACGAGAACATGGAAAACGAGCGTCCGCTGTGGCCTTCATTCTGGAAACTGGAAGAGCTG